TGACATTATTTGTTTCAAAACTTTTTACATAATTTGTAATTGCTGTATCTACTGTGAATTCTTGGTTCTCCATACTGCCTTGTTTGAACAAGAAGAAAAAACCTGTGTTGTTAGAACTATCACCAGAACCGTCTGACCTGTATGTGTAGGTCAACCCAGTGCCGGGCACAGGACTTGCTTCGTATATCGAGTCTGAGTCATTCAAACTGCTTGGCACTATCTCAAACGTTCTCGATACGCCTCCAACGGATTTAGCAAAACTGAATATTGGTAGATCGAATTGGTTTGAACTTAAGGTATACACTTCTGTGTCTATGCCACCGATCTTTGATGACTCTCTCGGATTGCCAAAAAGTTGTCCCGTTTGGTTTGCCGCATTTAGAATCGCTGTGAATTGTTCTCTGTAATTTGAATTGGCACTGTCGTTCCAAATAATATTTGCGTTAGCAAGATTTGTCCCAGTGCTGTCAGTGACATCCTGTGTCGTAGATATGGAATCTATCTTTAAAAGACCAGTTGCTGGTTTATTTCTTTTTGCGTTGTAGTTGATAAGTCTTGCTAATCTCAAGACCGAATTTCTTCTTTCCGCTGTTTCAAGGAAGTTCTCTCTTGCGTTTAGATCCACCCTGAATGAAAGCGCCTGTGCAATGTAGGCAATAAGATCTATAAGAGCAACATATTCTGAACTTTCTACAAAATCATTGAAATCATCTGGATAATTCTCCTGTAGGTAGGCCACCATGGTCCTACGAAGTGTCTCGAAGTCATATGATTTGAAATCTGCCTGTTGAAAAGCCTGGTAGATCTTCCTCCAATCTTCCGCTACTAATAATCTGTTCTGTCTATCTGTTGTGGCCATACTGTTTGTAAGGATATTTATATACTAAATTAAGTGCGTATATTAAGATAGGCGTAACAACGAATTTTCATCGAAGTTGAATCGCAGTTTCTCGGTGATATTCAGTGGCACGTATTTTATTGTGGCCTGTACGGCAATGCCTTTGTCTGCTTCTGATACCAGGATCTCTTCTGTTGCTATGCGTGGATCTGCGTTAAGATTCTCAGTGACGTCCTCAACTATGGCGTCTTTGAGTGCTTCTGTGAACGGCTCAAATATTGCATCGTATATGATTGTGCCAAATTCTGGGTTCTCAACCCTCTCGCCCTTACGCACACTCAGTCTGTTAATGAGATCTTGCTTCGCTACTTCAAAATCATACAATTTGAAGTTTTGCTTGTCCGCACGAGAACTGAAACCCTTGAAGGTAACTGACTTGTTTGTTAGGCCTCCTGAACCTGAACCTGAACCTGAATTTCCGTATGCCATATGCTTTATTTACTCTCTAAAAATTGAACTTACTTTTGATGAAACTCAACGCTTGTGACTTGATTGACGCTATCTTCCCTGCTACGAAATTCATAGCGGCCCCCTTGGGATCATTTATCAATGCCTGTATTTCATTTGCCTTAGACACCAACGTGTTCAAATTTTCGATTGGTAATTTAATTTTGTCATTTAGTTTTATAACCTTGCCCAATTTCTTCGCGACTGCTGAAACAGATTTTTCTTTGAGCAATTCGGTCCTAATTACTTTCAACTCTGTTGCCGATAATTCTGGACTTGCCTTTTTAATTTCAGCCATTGCATCATTCACATAGGCCTTTTTCCTTTGTGTGCTACTCTGCCTGTCATAAGGTTCATGTGTTACAAAATCTGTTACCGTTGTTTTGTTGTCTATCTTGTTCTTTTGTCCATTGTCTAATGGGTTTTGGTCGTCTATGTCTATTAACCCTTCAGTTACCTTAATGCCAATAGCGTCCGCCTTCAACCATGAAGGACCCCAACTTGAACTGGCTGGAACTGAATTAAAGTGCACCTGTGATCCCGCAAGGTCTATCCTACCAGATGCGCCGTGCAACTGGATTCCGTCTGTGAAAGACGTTATTCCATCTTTTGCGTAGTTCCTTACAGATCCTGCCTGTGAACTGTTTAGTATTCCTTTTTCTCCCATTGCAAATAGATACTCTTCCGCGTTCAAGGCCAGGTTGGTCTCCGAAGTGAAATTTATAGCGCCTTTGGCATGAAAGTTTATATTCAAATCGGAGTGCAGATTGAAATCTTGACCTGATCGTAAATTGATGCCACCCTCTGAATAAACACTGACCGTGCCATCTATGTCCATCTCTATGAATGCTTTTCCAGATCCGTTGGCCAGATAAACAACACCTTCGCTGTCATGCATTAGCAATTGGTGACCTGATGCCGTACGTAGTCTGGTCAGTTGGTTGTTGCCGTCCACATCTCCGTCGTCCATCACAAAAGTGTGACCGATCTTCCTTGTGACAAAATCTTGTTTCCTTGAATCCTTTGTGCCTACAAACTGTGTCGTGGTGCCTGAGTCTTTTGGCCCTGGTGTGCTTATTCCAAACACACTGCTTGGTGTCTCCCTACGGGCAGAACTTGTTGTGGTCCCTCGTATGTCGTCTGCGGACAGTCCTTGATCTTTCAGGACGTCTGCCAATGGGTGTATTGGTTTGCTGAGGTTATCATAGTTTGTGGCAGGGTTAAGTCCTGGATTGGTCCTGTTGACTTCACCTGCAGGCACGTTGGTTGTACCGTACGTGCTTTGTTTGTCAACATCACTACTGAACTGACCAGCGGCACCTCCGCTACTCCTATCGAAAGTTTTTTCACTTGCGGCAATACCTGGCATCATATGATTTGTCACTGGATCCTGCACACATCCTATCCAGAACGCCTGTTCCATCTTGCCTTCTGCAAATATCACTAACACCCTTGTGCCTATGTCCGGTGGCACTGCCCAGAAACCATAACTGTGTTGGCTGTGTTCGTACTTGGTCGAACCAGGTACGTTGTATCTTACATCTTTGTTCCCATAGAACGGTGTAAGATATTCACACGTGATTAGGTTGCCTGATATTGGATCTCCGGTCTTGCTCAGGGCAGGAATGTTTACCTGTAGCCTACCCATCTTCAATGGATCTATGTTGTTCTTGACTATGCCTATGAAAGGACCGGCTTCGCTGTGTGCCCATGACTTGTCTGTCCCTGGTGCCTTGCTTGTTGAGGCGTGTCCTTTTAAGTAATCCTTTGCGGCCATTACGTTACTCCTAATTCTCCACTAATTATTTCCCTTGCTTTGTCTTCATTAGGATTTTGCACGTTAGTTACCACGCCGTCTTTTTTGGTGATTTTTTCATTTTTAGTCTTGGTAACTGGTCTATCTTGGTTGTTGAAACGCACCATGGTGAGGTTCTGCGTGAATCTTCCATCAGTGAAATTGTGCTGTACTTGGACTACTCTATAAAGTCCAGAGAACACCGCCTCCTGTGCTGATGACAGTTCGTAGACCCCTTTCCTGTCATTGAAGTCCTGTGGAGTCTTGAACTTGAGATTTATCACTGGTTCTGCCACGTCGTAGTTGAAGCACTTTAGGTTAGGATTCCATATGTTGTCTTTCTTACCGCCCCTGAAGAAATCTATGTTATTGTCCCTCGAACTGCCACTAGTGTTTACAGGTGTCGCTGGTATGAACTGGCTCTGCCCCACCCATGCAGGGTCTCCGAGAATTTCCATGTTCACTAGTACCATGTCCGCTGTGGGATTGGTTATAGCGTCGAAGAACTGATCTATCCTGCTGTCGCTCTTTCCTGTCCTATTGGCACTTGTCGATTTGTAAACGGAAGGTTCACTTTTCAAAGGTAGGTAATCGAATGGTCCCCATTTTTCCTTAACGCTTGGTGTGCCAGTGGTTTCCGTCTCGGCACTACCTGATGTGGAGAAAGACCTTGCGTCATTGGCTTCTAGGTCCTTCAATCTTGACTGGTAGTAGGCTACTTTGTAATTGATGTCTAGATTCAATATGTCAACGTTGTCACCTGTAAAGATGTAATTGTATGCCTTTGCCACATAACTTTTATAGTTGTTGTCTTGGTGTACACCAGCAGTTGCCAGGTTGTATGCACTGATGTAGAACGGTTCTACAACTATCCTTATGATCTTGGCATTGGTTTGACGTATCTCATCAAAATTCTGTGTGGGCTCGATACTCGTACGTATCCTGAAGTATTTGAAATAAGTGGACAGTGCTTCGTTTGGATTGAACTTGTCAGTGCCTGGTTTGCTGATTGCGGCCGCCCAGTCGTCAAAACTTTTTGCTCCATACTTGGGGTGCGTCTTCATTAAATTTTCCAACAGCATCAATATACTCGTTGATGTGTTGAATTTGATAAAGGCTATCTTTTGTATTACCTCCCCGGCCGGACCAACGTCTTCCTTGGTCTGTGTCATGTCTGCCTGCTGTAACAAGTCATAAGAAAGTTGGGCGTCGGGATTCAAGTCCTCGCTGATGGATATGTCATACTTGTCTGGGTACTGATTGAACGTGCTTTGCCTCTCTTGTTCATTCTGATCATTTAATGTTTTTTGTAGATCCTGTACAGCGTCCTTGAAAGTCCTGTTTGTTGATGTAAGAGTACCGCTTGTCCTAGGGTACATGAAGTTATTCGTGAGAGCAAACTCATTGTATGGGATAGCACCTATATTGTAATAAGAGCCTCCTTGGTTAACATCTATGTCCATTGTTACAAGTTTGATCGGAATAACTCTCTTGGTAAACTCAGATTTTTCTTGTATAGGCTTGCCGTACTCATCAAACCCTTTGAATTCAATTGTAAGCATGTACGGTGCATCTAGGTGATCCAAGTACCCGTTGTTGGCCGCGGCCGCCTTTACTTTCTCCAACAGTGTAATGCCAGACGGTTCCACCAGTTCGATCCTGATGTTCGTGACACTGGTCAATCTCCGCTTGTCATTAAGTCCAGGTACGGATGTCAACTCAACGTTTCTGAAGTAGAGATCGTTGTTCTTTTGAAACTCCATTTGAGCATCGTACAATTCATTTCTCAAAAATTTGTTTTCCTCTAAAATTCGCTTGTCAATTCCAGTTCTGCCACTTTGACCAGGAGGACCTTGCCTGCTATTTCTAGTGGCATCTATGCCTCCACTCTGAGCAATTATGTCGTGTGGTGCACTTTGGAAAAATTGTTTAGGATTTCTGATTTCTCTCGTACTCAGTGCCGACAAAGTGAATATGGTGTTGTAAGATGCGAACTTGTGCAACACATTTGGGTCTGGGTTCAGCGGAAGTTTCTTTATACTTTCTTTCCTGGCGTATGCCGCATTGGTATACGAACTGAATTTATTCTTTGCTTGTTCTTTAAGGTTATCTAAGAAAGCCATGGGTTATATCCCCAGGTCTCGAAGCAAGTTCTCTTTTTTTGGCAACTGCACTGTAACGCCCGGTTTGAAGTCATAGAT